CAAGCCTTCTGGCAGATTACAGAAGTTTATGCCGAGGATGGCCGCATGGCTCGCGCTAACTGGGTTGCCAATACCAAGGTTGGGTTTATTACTGACCCAGCAACAAACTTTGTAACGCAATACAACATCGATGGTAAGCCAGTACCGATGACTGGACTCGGCTCACTTATTACATTCCAAAAAGATGAGGGCATTCTAGGAATTGGTGCTAGGACTATTCAGTCCGCACTTGATGTTCAGCGCGCAGCTTGCATAGCTGCTGCAACTCCGATGAGCAGCGGCATAATTAAGAACTCTGGCGCTGACCTGCCGCCATCTGAAATTACAGCGTTACTAGCTGCTTGGAAGCGCAGTCGCACAAATAACGCAACTGCTTATCTAACTTCAACCCTAAATTACGAGTCAACTTCATTTTCTCCTAAAGATATGATGTATAACGAGGCAATTCAGAACTTAGCCACAGAATGCGCCAGACTTTGCTCAGTCGATCCTTATTATGTTTCTGCTTCACAAAACACAACCATGACTTACGCTAATGTCCAAGATGAGCGCAAGCAGATGGTTGCGCTAACCTTGCAACCTTACGCATCTGCGATTGAGGCAAGACTAAGCATGGATGACATCTCGACTGCTGGACACTATGTGAAGTTTAATCTAGACGATACATTCTTGAGAACTGAGCCAATGGAACGCTTGCTTGTTTTAGAAAAGATGCTGGCGCTTGGACTAATTACAACTGAACAGGCAATGGGAATGGAACACTTATCTCCTAACGGAAACGGTAACTAATGGAAACCCTATACATTGAAGCAACATCTATTGAGTGCAACGAGGATCGCCGCGAAATATCTGGCATGATCGTTCCTCTTGGTACTGGCGAAGTTGGCAACACCAACCTTGGCGCTTATACATTTGAAGCTGGGTCAATTGAAGTTGGCGATGTAAGCAAAATTAAACTGCTATCACAACACGACATGAAAAAGCCTATCGGTAGAATGACTTATGCTGAGACACGCAAAGATGGTATTTATGCAACCTTTAAGTTAAGCCGCTCAACAAGCGGCAACGATGCCCTAGTTATGGCACAAGAAGGATTAGTTACAGGGCTTTCGATCGGTGCAGAGATAATCTCATCAAAGCCATCACGCGATGGACACATAATTGTGTCAGCGGCTAAATTAAAAGAAGTTTCTCTAGTAACAGAGCCAGCCTTTAAGTCTGCTCAAGTATTAGAGATCGCAGCAGAGGAAATTATCCCTGCTGAAGAAACCAAAACAGAAAGCGAGACAGTCGTGGAAGAAACCACTCCAGTCGAAGCAACACCAGTAGAAGCTGCGGCCGTAGAAGCTGCTCGCCCTACTATTGCAGCAATGGCTTATTCAAAGCCACGCTTTGATTTCTCTGCTCCAAAGCAATTGGAAATGACAATCAAAGCATCACTTGGATCAGATGAGGCTCGCGAGTATGTTCGCGCAGCAGCAGATACAACAGACAACGCAGGACTTATTCCTACTCGTCAATTAACAACTGTTATCAACGGACTTGCTAACAACACTCGTTCAGCAATCGATGCAATCTCAACTGGCGTTCTACCAGATGCAGGTATGTCATTCGAAATCCCTAAGATCACAACTCTGCCAACAGTTGCAGAAACAGCAGAAGCAGGAACACCATCAAATACTGACCAAGCCAGTTCCTTCGTTACGGTGAGTGTAAAAAAATACGCTGGCCAACAGCAATTTTCCGTAGAATTGTTCGACAGGTCATCTCCTTTGTTCATTACAGAACTTATGAACAACATGGCAGCGCAGTATGCAGCAGCAACTGACAAAGCTGTTTACACAGCACTTGCTTCAGGTGCAACAGCAGACGCAACAACACTAACAACATATCCAACAGCATCAGAATTGCTTGGATTTGTTTCTCGCGGTGCTGCTTCTGTTTACACAAACACACAGGGTTTTGCTCGCAACATCTTGGCCAACACTAGCCAATGGGCAAACCTCATGACATTAAATGACTCAGGTCGACCAATCTACATGGCTGCACAACCTCAGAATGCGGGCGGTCAAGTTTCCGTTGACAGTATTCGTGGAAATGTTGCTGGTCTTGATCTCTATGTGTCTGCAAATGTTCCAACAGCAAATGACACAGACAAAGATGACTCAATGTTGATTATTAACCCAACTTCATACACATGGTACGAGTCACCAACTTACCAACTTCGTGCTGATGTAATTGCTTCAGGAGAAATTCTTGTAGCAATGTACGGCTACGGTGCAATTGCAACCAAAATTGGTGCAGGCGCATTCGGCATCAACAAGACCTGATAGAAACCCATTAAGTCGCTGGCTGGGTAGTGCCCTTCTACCCAGCCAGTCTTTAGGAAGGATCACATGAGCGTAACAACAGTCGCAACTTTAAGAACTGCTTTAGGTGTAGGCACACTTTATACAGATGCGGTTTTACAATCAGTCTGCGATGCAGCAGATGATGTTATGTTGCCCTTCCTATTTACAAACGAGACTTACAATGTTGCACACAGCAACACAACCACAGAGGGAACTCTTTACTTTAATCAGCGTGTAAACGATATTTTTTATGTCGGCGAAAGCGTAGTCATAACCAAAAATGGCACGCCTTTTAATGGCACAAAAACAATCACAGCAGTTGATGTTCAATCAATTACTTACGCAGTAACAGGCAGCCCAACCGAGCAGGGCTATCATCCAGTAGTTCCTCTAGGTATAGTCTCTGGCACAACTCAGACAGATTACACAACAATCGATGCAGTCAAGCAAGCATCACTACAAATCTGCGAGGCTATCTGGCAAGCCAGAAGTGCGCCAAGCGGTCAGGGCATGACAGTTGATGGCTTTGCTCCAAGCCCATTCACAATGTCAGCTTCACTTTTGGCAAGAGTCCGCGGCTTGCTCGCGCCTTACCTATCGCCTTATGCGCAGATCGGCTAGCGATGACAGCAGCGATCTCTACACTTCGCGCCACGGTTGCAGCGGCTTTAGTAGATAACACATTATGGTCTGTCTTTAGTTTTCCACCAGCTACACCCATTGCTAACAGCCTAGTTTTATCACCGTCAGACCCCTATGTCACGCCTAACAATAATGGTCGTAATACAATTGCTCCGCTTGCTAACTTTAATATAAATATCTTTGTGCCACTTTTGGACAATGAAGGCAACCTAAATGGAATTGAGGAGATGCTAGTTGGAGTGTTTAACAAACTAGCAGCATCCTCTATCGTCTATAATGTGGGAGATGTAAGCGCGCCTAGCGTTATGTCTGCCGCAACAGGCGATCTCTTGACTTGCTCCCTGCAAGTCTCAGTCCTAACGAGTTGGAGTTAACCATGAATGAATGGGAAAAAGAACAAGCAGAGTTCCTGATCAAGATTGGTCAGACTCCTGCAACACCAGCACCTAAACAAGCAACTAAGAAAGATGAGGAATAACCAAAATGGCAGTATTTCTAAATAATGGAGTTCAGGTTACTGTTAATTCGGTTGCCCTCACAGATCATGTGACTTCAGTAACGCTTAACCGTAATTTCGATGAACTTGAAGTAACAGCAATGGGCGATAGTGGACATAAGTTCGTCAAAGGCTTAGAAGCATCATCTGTAACTATTGACTTCCTAAACGACACAGCAGCATCAAATGTTCTCGCAACACTTCAGGCTGCATGGGGAACTTCAGTAGCAGTAACTTTGAAGCAGACTTCAGCCGCTACTTCAGCTACAAACCCTCTTTATACTATGACATGCTTAGTAAACGGAACAACCGACATTAACGGTGCAGTTTCAGACCTTGGCACTCAGTCAGTAACTTGGAATGTCAACGGCACAGTAGTAATAACCACTTCATAATTAACTAACTAAGGGGCAAACAATGGCAAAACTAAAGGTAACAAGGGCAGACGGAAGCGTTAACGAGTACCAGATCACTCCAGCGATCGAGTACTCCTTCGAGCAGTTTGCCAAGAAGGGCTTTCACAAAGCCTTTAGGGATGACGAAAAGCAGACCGATGTATATTGGCTCTGCTGGGAAGCAATTAGGCGTTCGGGTGAAACCGTGAAACCCTTTGGAGAGTCTTTTCTAGAGACATTGACGCGAGTCGAGGTACTAGACGATGACCCTTTGGAGTAACGCGAGAGTCCTTCACCTATCTTGTAGCGAGACTATCGCTTGAGACAGGACTCTCGCCCCAAACTTTAATTGAACTAGATCACACAATGTTCAGGACTTTACTTCAAGCCCTGAAGGATAGAGCAAAGGAGCAGAGCGATGCCAACAACCGTCAAAGGCGCAAGTAACCTTCGCAAGGCTCTCAAGCAATTTACTCCTGATCTAGCAAAGGAAACGACCAAAGAGATTGGCAATTTTTTAAAGCCAGTTGTCAAGAATGCTCGCGGCTTTATTCCTGCCAATGACCAAGTACCTTCTGGCTGGCTTGTCGGTAATCAAAAAGGCAAGTGGGAGCGCGTAGCCTTTGACTCTGCGATTGCAAAGCGTGGCATTGGATACAAGACAACTCCTAGCAAGACTAATCGTTCTGGCTTTAAAGCCTTGGTATCTATACTCAACAAGACTGCCGCTGGTGCAATCTATGAAACAGCAGGTCGCAAGTCTGGTATTACTGGACGATTTACACCGAGATTAGAAGGCTCACTATCTGGCCAAGGTCAAAAGATGCAAGGTCGCGCAATGTTTAAAGCCTATGCACAAGATCAGGGCAAGGCTAAAGGCGCTGTGCTTCAGGCTATCTTTAAGTCTGCTGATAAGTTTAACAAGACTGCAAAGGTTAAATAATGGCTGATCTAAGAATAGATATTGCGTCCGAGTTCACTGGCGCTAAAGCATTTAAGAAAGCTGATAAAGCCACAGCAGGGTTGGAAAAGGGTGTCAAGCGTTTAGGCGCTACTTTGGCTGCAACCTTTACAACTCGCGCCCTAGTCAATTTTGCTAAAGCCTTTGCTCAGGATGACAAAGCAGCACAATTACTTACTCGATCATTAAACAATTTAGGATTAGCATTCGCTGACCCACAAGTACGAGCATTCATCAGCGAACTAGAAACAACTTCTGGCGTGGTCGATGAAAAACTTCGTCCTGCGTTTCAAAGACTATTGACTACTACTGGCTCAGTAGAGGAGTCACAGAGACTTCTTAGAACTGCACTTGACCTTAGCGCGGCAAGTGGCGCAGATGTTGTTAGTGTTTCTAGCGATCTTAGCAAGGCTTATGTAGGGCAGACTCGCGGACTTGCCAAATATGGTTTAGGACTAACTCAGGCAGAACTAAAGGCTATGACCTTTGAGGAGATACAAGCCAAGATTACAAAATTGTTTGCTGGTCAGGCTCAAGTTGCTGCTGACTCCTATGCAGGTTCAATAGACAAGATAGCAGTTGCAGGCGACAACGCTAAGGAGATCATTGGCAAAGGGTTAGTTGAGGCTCTAGGTTCTGCTGGTGGTACTAGTGGGCTGGCAGGATCATTATCTGGCATCATTAAACTTGCGACAATTGTAAGCGATCTATTTGTTGGCATTGGCAGAACTGTCGCAGCCCTTGGCGCTTTCTTTGGCGATGGACTATCTCCCAAGCAAGCCTTTGCTGAGTACCAAAAGGTTACTGCTGCGTTTAGGCTTGAGGATCAAATCGCTCGCAGACAATACGGCGGTGCGGCGGCTACTAAATATCAAAAGGAAGCAGCAGCATTAGCCAAGAAAAATCTAGTTGTTGTAACTAAGCAGACTAAAATAATCAAAGAGCAGACAGCACTTCAAAAGGCTGGCACTCTTTTTGACATTCAAGGCGCAGGGATCATTGCTGCACTCAAGGGTAAGATTAGCGATGAGGAACGCACACGCCTACAACTGCAACTAGCACTACTTACTGGCAATGAAGCCGCAGCATCTAAATTGGCTGGAGAAGTAGCAAGGTCTCAAGGACTTACTGAGTCTTTGGTCAAGTATTATCAAGGCTTGCCGAGTGCAAAAAACCCATTCTCAAGA